CAAAGCTGCTGACATTGATGTCGCTGGCGTATTGGCCATAATACTGCGCTGAAACGGGCAGTGAAGCCAGAAGCAACGCGCCGATAATGCAAAGTGTCTTTTTCACGTCATTCTCCTTGGGCGGTCTGCCCGGTTACATTTTCCCTGTAGAATCATGCGGGGATTTTTCAGGATTCAATTTGTCAAGAATTCGATCATAGATAGCCACCTGATCACCTTCAGGACGATACGATTCCCAATAATGCAGGAACATATCCTTGATCGTCATAAGTTCACCCTGTGAAAAATCCATTACATTCCCCCCAGTGATGTGCCTTCCTCGTTCTCTTCTTCGCCGTGCGCGTGTTGCGGCTCCTGTGCCTCTTCGCCAAAGAACTTATCCAATGCGCCTTTGGCTTCATCGGCGGTATTGTGTTCGCCATGATCCTCGTGGTTCCCCGCCTCGTCAATCGAGTGGGAATGAGCCGAGATGCCGTCATGGTGGAAGATGTGGTGCTTGTCGCCGTCCGTTACCTTGTGGCCAAGGTGCGCAAGCATATGAAGATGGTCGGGATGCTCTTCGCGGGTTCCGTCGGGATGCTCCGTGTGGAAAGTCCCATCGCCGTGATCGTGGACGTTGTGAATCTGATCGCTGCCGCCGTCGCTCTTCTCTTGCTCTTCAGTCGATTCGTGCGGCTTGGTTTCGCTATGCGGCTTGGGGATGTAAGAGCTATTCCGCTCCCCGCCGCGCATCTTGCCGAGTCCGTCAAAGCCGTCTCGCGCCATTAGAGCGCCTCACTTTCGGTCGATTCCGGCAAAGATTCCACCGGAGGAGGGGCCGTAACAATCGGCTCCTGGGGAACGATGTTCACGCCGTCTGCCGGGGTTGGCTCTTTCGGCGCTACCGGCTCGTAATTCTCCTCAAGCAAGGCAGCGAAGCGATCCGCAAGGTGCGGGTCACGTGGAAGAATCAACTCATTCTGCAAGAGTTGTACAAATTCACTCGTCTTCATTCGATGCTCCAATCTCAGGTTGCAACCCAAACGCCGCCTCGGTCAACCGGCGCACATCCGCCGACGACTTGGCCTTGATGGTTGAATCATCTCTCTTTTCTTGGGGTTGTGTCAAAGGAATCTTGCGGAGGCGCTGAATTTCTACCTCAAGCAGGGCATTACGATTACAGGAAGATGTAAGTTTATCCCCTAAATCCATCATTCGTTCCTGCATGGGTTTTGTCTTGTCTCGGTCAGCTTTCCAGCCAATCGCCATGCCCGCAACCACCACCAAAAGAACGAATATCACTGCCGCGCTGCCCATGGAGACCCCTTCCTTGGATTGTTGTCCTGCTTCCATTTTGCCATAAGCACACTCTTTGCCGTCATGTCCGCCTTGGGACTCAAGCTCTGATAATACTCCTGCTGCTTCACCTGCAACGGTTTTGAGGCCGGACGGCCAAAGATTGCATACAGCCCGTACCCGGAACCTTGCAGCGGAGAGTCTGAGCCGTCGCTCGATCCTTCGATCTGCTCCACCTTGACCGGGTCCGACTTCACCAGCGGAATGACCCGGCGCAACTGCTTGCACTTGTCGCTTACCATCCAGCCTGGATACTCCAGCGGGTGCCCACTTGCATCTTCTCCGTACCTGATCCGCTTGGCAAGCAATTCCCTCATCAGCGTGTCCCGGCCTAGCTTGTCCCTTGTGCTCGGCAGCGGTATTGGGATGCCCTCGCGCCTCAGAACCGGCGTCATGCGCTGATTCACGGAACGCATATCCGCGCCCATGGTCGCTGTTGCCTTACTGTATTCCGCATCGAAAGAATGTGTGAAGTTGATGAACTGCGGAATCTCCATCTTGCCGTGCTCGTTCTCCTCGACCGCCCACTCCGCTATGTGCTCGGCCAGGTCTTCCGGCTGTTCATGTTGGGTGTAAAGCTCATCGTATGTGTAGACTTCCCCGTTCGGACCCATGCAGTGCTTGTAGTAGCTGGCCGGATGTTCATAGCCCCAGTTGCCTGAAATCCAGCGGCGATACCAGTCCGGAAATCGAACGCTACCATCCTTGAACACGTGGATGTTCTCGTCCCACACGCCTCTGAAGTATCCGCCAGCCGCTCCCCACAAGCCGAACTTGAGCGCATCGCGCACATCTGCCGGGTACGCTTCAAGGTTCTTTAAGAATGTCGGATCGTTGGCGAAGATGGGATTGTCGAGGTAGGTTGCCGGGAAATAGTCGTAATCCTCTGGATCAAACGCCGCCTTCTGGCTATCGTCCATCCCCATGCAGGGAATACCCTTGACGAACAAATCCTCTACCCACATCGCGCCAATGCCGATAGGATTGCCTGCCCCATACTTGCGCGGCTTGTTGCTCACCGGACAGCGATTCCAGGCCGCAACACTTGCCCATTGCTTGAAAGTGAACTCGCACAACTCATCGTAGCCCATGTGGAACCATTGACCTTGCCAACCCCAAACATCATGCTCATACTGCATTGAGCCGAACTTGGTCGTAGCGCCATTCAGCCATGTGACCTGGTTCTTCCCCTCGTTGTACTGCCGGTAAAGCTCTCGCGGAAACGACTCGCGGAACCTGGTAATCACCGTAGCTTCGAGCATGGGAAATGTGCGCCGGAAAAGAATCGTGTGGACCTTGGGGCCATCCTCGTTGCTGAACTCATTGCACGCCTGGAACTGCTCCATCAGCATTCCCATGGTGTTATGCGTCGGAATCATTGTCCGTCCGCACAGGTACAAATGACTCGGTGAGTCTACCTGGATGCAGCGCATCGGAACAGATTCCACCTTTGACGCGCCGGTGATGTATCTGAAATTCACGGTCCGGCGAGTTGTCTTGGGGAGTCTCGCTAGTTTCCTTTTCAGCCGGAATATTGGCCGTGACGTGGTGAAGGAAACTCGATACCTAGGCCCACAGTCAACACCCTTTAGTTTGGCCCGATCCTCTCGCATCGTCGCCTTTATTCCCAATGTGATGCAAAGGTCGAACACATCATCAGCAAGTCTCTTATCTGTCGAACAGTACTCACAGTACCCGCTCTTGGCGTCGGCACTTCCGTCTGTATCCATCAAGCCCTGGAGCAACGCCAGCCTCTGCATTTCGGAGGCCCTGAGATACATTTGGGGGATGTGCTTATAGCCTCGCACTTTCAGAGCCGACAGTTGCGTGGTCAAGCCAATAACTCGGAATCGAGGACAGAATCCCTGACGCTTCTCCTTGCTTTCGAGTGCATAACCGGCAGCGGCTATCTGCTCGAATATGGAGGCATCTATGCCGGTGATTATTCCTCCGCTCGTGTCGCCATCGCCAAGCCACGCGCCAAGTACGTAGGGGTCGATTGGCAGTGTAGCTTCCGGTAGTTGTAGAGGAAGAGATAATCGCACGGCATGATTCGTTCTTCCGTCTCGCGTTGTGAGCGTCGCGGCAATCTCAGCGGCGCTACGAACCGAGCCAGATGGTTCCTTGTATGTGTACCGGCGATCCTGATTCATCTTCACAGTCCACGGCTTCTTCCCGAGACCGCGCAACGGTCGATTCGCTCTGCGCTTGGACCTTAACTCCTCAGAACAGCGAGTGAGCGCAGCCAACTCGCCTGCATCCCATGTAAGCCATAGGTGATCCACACAGCACACTTGCTGCGATCCGTCGTCAAACGTCAATTGGATGGATTCGGGCGACAGGTCAAGAGGAGAAAGGTAGACCACATGACAGATGTTCCCCCCCTCGTCGAATATCGCATCGCCGACACTCAATTGTCCCATGGTCGTCCAACCAGAAGGCGTCGCAATAGGCGTCAAGAGCGGAAGCAGCTTGCCAGGGCCAGCCGCGCCGCCCATGAACCCGTATGGTGCGGCTGAAGCATGAAAGCGGCATTGGAAAGGTCAAGGGTATGGATCGTATATCTTGCGCGTGTCGATTACAAACCGCTCTACACCAGATAGACCCATACCCTTAAACCTCCTTCTTCCGGCAGACAATAAGACTTAAAGCCGGAATTGCTCCCCACACGGTTGTGGGATAAACGAACTGCCCCTGGTTGCCCTGCAATCCCTCGGCGAAGCCGAAACCTATCTCATCCATTTGCGGGCTGATTGATTCCAGCAAGACGCATAACTTCTCTAGCGGGGTGGTCACATAAGACGCCTTCTTGTCCATGATTCTCCTATCCGTGGTAGATGATGAGACTACCGGTCGTGGGAGCCGTGGTAAACAGGCCGCGAACCCACGGCACAGCGCATGAGA